GCGTCCTGCTTTTCCAAGCAACAGCCAAATGCCGCACTACAGATCGTTGTGTGGGATAGCTCCCCAGCCGGTTTCCCGCCTGGTTCTACCCAACTTCACGAAGAAACTGTTTTCCGGTTAGTTTTGGATCACCTCTCCTAGTCATGAACCCCAAGTGGCCCTACACGTTGTTCACTTCCAGCCTCGACGAATTACGTTCGTTAGTTGACTGGTCGCTATCAGCGTTAGCTGGGCGCACCCACAGGACCCACGCGTCCTCGCGAAACTCAGCGAGGTTAAGCTTTGTCTAAGCAGCGCTACTTGCGGCCCCCGTATTACGTGGTGCGTCCCCTTTCGGGTAACACCGCACGAGCGGTCCGTGACATCATAGGTAAGGAATCTACCATCCCCTCCGGTCGCCAACCACAACAATCATGGCACGACATTCACTTTTTACTTGGGTGGTAGCAATCAGAACCTAGCGGTTCCTCATGCCACGACCCCATACCCCCCACGCTCTCTGAGTAGCTTGGCGGTGGACCAAATTCCTCAACCTGTGTTGAGTAAATGAGGTTGTCCATCAAAGCCATCCGTTTTTCCTCCTTTTCTCTGGGTTCATTAAACCAGGATCGAAGCCTGCGAGTCTTCTCGCTCTTTGTCTCCTGTGTCAATCTACCCCTCCACCCCTCACGGACATTGAAGCAAAGGACTGGACGTCTGACCGCTGAAAGATCCAGGAAGTACTTAATTGTACTCCTAGTCTTACAGGATTCGAACGTTAAGCCGAACTTCCATGAAGCCGTCTCCCGGGCATTCAAAACGCTCAACTCTTGAGATACAGCCGCCTCATTCACCCAAGTAGATATCTCCGAAGAGATAGTCACATTGTGACCTACAGGGGCGGGCGGACACTTGTACTCAGGCTTGACGCTAGGTGCCATTCGAAAGAGCTCAGAGAGCCTCGCAGCAAGACTACCCCTGAATCCCAATTCGAGAAGAGTCAATCTAGTTGACCTTAACGAACCGAGATGCCAGCGGAAAAAAACGACACCCGCCCTAAAGCGGTAACCGTTCCTTAGTCCTGCCACGAACCCTCTGAACTCACAGGCAAGAGAGTTCACGTACTGCGAAGATCGTAATCTCCCGAAACGTAAGGTGGGAATCACCCGAAGGTGTTCCCCCGCCCAACGAATCAGAGTACTGTTCAAAGAACCATACTCATCGGAGACTGACGTCTTAGTACGCTCGACCTCTAGACCCAACCTTCCAACCGTGCTCATCCAAACATCAGAGGTTCGTTTAACCGACTGAAAAAGGATGTCATCCCCGTTGATCAAACAAGGAACTTTTTCCGCAGCTGCAGGACTTAAGCCATCAGCACGCATTGCCCACAAGAAGGCAAAGCGGTTCTGAAGACAAAGAAGTGGGAAGCTCAAAAAGCTCCCCATCATCTGTCCTACTCGCGGCTCGATCCCATCAGGACAAAGCTTTTCATGGAAAAGAATTGGCCGAAGGATCTTTAAGGCTTCCTCTCGAAGCGCAACGGGAACGCATATCGCGTTGGAAAGAAGGGTCCCCAAAATCCTCTCAGCTACTTCAATCGACAACTGATCTGTTGCCGATTTGTAGTCACCAGAGGTGAGGGTCTCACCCTCC